GCTTCGTTTTAGAACGGATAATGTAGTTACTAATCCAACGATGTCAAGTACCATGAACTTATTTAAAATAGGTTCAAACGCAGTTACATTAGATTATAGTAGCGGTACTATGGGCTCAATTCAAATTAACGGAACAAGCTCAGCTGATATTGAAATGTTTGACGGCGGTTGGATGACTGCATTATTAAAAACATCAGGATCTGCATTACAAGTTGTTGCTAAACGATCTAAATATGGAAAAATTGTTGCAGCAGTATCTGCGTCAGCAACCGCATCATTTGCAAGCACAGGTACAGTTACTTTAGGTAGTACTAGTACGGGTGCAACTCGTTTACAAGGACAACTTCAAGAATTAAGATTGTGGACATCGAGTTTGCAAGATATTGCATTTGATAATCACGTAAAAGCACCGGCAGCATACGATGGTAATGTTGATACATATTCTGAATTAGTATTTAGATTGCCATTAACACAAAAAATAAATCATTCAGCTACTAGTAGCTTAATAGGAGTTGAACCTAATTATTCTGCGATATCGGCTTCATTTGCAAGTTGGACTAATAATACTCCATATGATTCAATTGAAGAAACATATTATTATAATGCACCATCTTTAGGCGCAGGAACATTTGATGATAACAAAATACGTTTAGAAGATAATAATTTAGTTGGCACATTAGATGTTAAAACTAGAGCAGAACGTAGTCAATTTGATAAATCTCCGTTAGATAGTAAAAAGTTAGGAGTATATTTTTCTCCGCAAACAATGATTGATGAAGATATTATTGCTCACTTTGGATATGAAGAATTAGATCAATATATTGGTGATCCAGGATCAGTTGATGCTAAATCATATCCTCGATTAATTCAAGCAGCACAAAGCTATTGGAAAAAATATTCTGACAGAAATGATATAAATGCTTATATTAACATGTTTACATTGTTTGATTTATCATTCTTTAAACAATTAGAACAATTATTACCAGCACGTACTGATAAATTGTTAGGAATATTAATACAGCCTAATTTATTAGAACGAAGCAAAGATAAAATACTTCCGGAAATTAAACGTTATGATTCCGGATATACAGTTATCATTGATAATATTGCGCCAACTAGCTCAGGTGATTATCTTCAATACATTGGTACAGTTGACGGAAAAATCTTAGATATTGTTGCAAATGACGATGACCAATGGCAAATGTATATAACTGCTTCTGCAGATAAAAAATATAATGGAACAACATATTCATATGCATATTTAATACCATCTGGTAGTACTTGGATAACTGCATCTACACCTGAATGGAGAAGTGAAGCATTAGCTCCGGTGATTTTAGCAGCACGGTCATCAGAATATCAATATGTATCAGAATCTGTTACGTATTCGACGGGGTCTGCAGGATTTAGTGCCACATTTGGAACGGGAGTATATGGTGTTGCTTCATACTATTTAGATCCAACCGGTCCAGGATTTGAAGGAATTTTAGCACAAGTGCAAGATTATTTACCGACTGGTATTCGCAATCAAAGATATGATGGAACTAAAATTTCAAGTCCGCGGTTCAATGTTAATTCAACTCAAACAGTCGACGGAGGCCCGGTGGTTGAATTTAGATCAGCAAATCCAAATCAATTAGTTTATCAACAAAATGGAGAACAAGGTAGTTTTGTATTAGTTTAACAGCAAAATTAACATTCTGTATATTTATATAAAATAAGGTTAAAACACTATGGGATATTTAGATAATACAAGCGTAACAATTGACGCTATATTAACATTAAAAGGCCGTGAGTTGCTAGCTAAAGGCGGATCTGCATTTAGCATTACTCAATTTGCAGTAGGAGATGATGAAATAGATTATTCATTATGGAATCCAGATCATCCACTTGGAACAAACTATTATGGCACTATTATTGAAAATATGCCAATAACTGAAGCTATTCCTGATGAAACTCAAGCACTTAAATATAAATTAATTACATTACCAAAACAAACAACAAATATTCCGGTTGTAACAGTAGGTAACACTTTAATTACTTTATCAGCTCCTGGGGATAGTGCAGTAATAGCTCCTAATACAAGCAACTTCCAAGGAGGAAATGCAAACTTAGGATATACAGCAATATTGTCTGATTCGACGGTAGCAGATATTCAAGTAACAAGAGCCGTACAAAATTCAGTGCTTCCAACTACACCTAGATTTATCGGAGATAATGAAGATGCACAAAGTGTTGCAGTTGCAGGATTTGAATTTCGTATTGTTGCTAAAGTACAAATGCTTGAAGATAAAACTGCTTCAATTACTATTATAGCAAATGAAACGGGTGGTAGTGTAACAGTTAATTTAACAGTTAAAAAAGCAACAACTGCAACTATTTAATAGGTAAAGATATGAACAACTCATTAATGATCAAACATTTAAAACAACAACCTAGACATGGTGGTACTCCAACTAGAACATCAATTGCTGGTAGATCAGCATTACCTACTAGTCCAGCCTCAGCCTCACCAGCTCCGCCAAATGCAGCTGCCGCATCGGTTAATGAACAAGTACAACAGCTAGCTCAATCATTAGCAAATCAAATAATTGCAGAACAACAACAAAGTCAAATACTTTCTAGAAATGGACGAGTGTATACAAAATTTGATTCTGTTAATGATATAGTTTCAAACCAAACTGAAATAGTTACCGGAGGTTTGTGGTCTGATAATGTTGCTAGTTTAACAACTTATTTTACTTCATCAACTGCTACTACATCACAACGTAGATATTATATTGATGTTTATCAAGATAATCCAGCAAATGACGGCGCTGCAGTTCAATACTCTTTAGCATTTGGACATGCATTAGGAAGTGGATCTGATTCGCAAGGTCAACTTAATGATTCTCCTAGTAAAGCTGTTTATTCTCAATATCGTCAATTATTACTTAATCCAACTGATACAAGATTTACAACTGCAGGCAGTGGAAGCACTGATTATATCTATGTTGTTAATTTCAAACGTAATCGTTTAAAAGAGCGTTTAGATGCAGGTAATTTTGAAATACCGTTAGTTAAGATTAGCTCTCGTGCAACTAATGCAACAGGTTCGGTAGTAACAGGCTCAGGTGTATTTACATTGATTGATGATTCGTCAATTGCGTCTGCTACAAATGTTGGAGCAGGTAAAGTATACAATATTGTATCAGGTTCGATTGCATCCGGAGTACATAATCCATCAGCACCAAAATATTATGGATTAGTTTATCCAGATTATGGTACATTGATTTTAGATGGTAAAATGATGGATCAACAATTAGGATTTGCAACAGTAACTGGTTCAAGTGTTGAAGGAAATAATCATTTTGTATTACACCATTCAATATCAGGATCTGCTAAATTTACTAACCCAGCAACATCTGATCCATTTGGTTTTCAAGCACGTAGCTCAGAAAAAATTACAAGCACACATTACTTTGTAAGAATTAAAAATGCAGAATATAATTTCTCAAATAATCCATCATATGTAACTGGTAGTGTTGGTCAATTAGGACAAACATCATTTGTTGGTGATCCTAAAACATATATCACAACAGTTGGTTTATATAATGATCGTCAAGAATTATTAGCAGTAGCTAAATTGAGTCAACCTTTATTAAAATCTTTCCAAAGAGAAGCATTGATTAGAGTTAAATTAGATTTCTAAAATAATACACTGAATTAGGCCCTGTTATATTTATATTAAATGTAGCAGGGTTTTTACTGATTATGGCAGAATCTAAAATAAAAAATAAAGAACAATCATATCAAGGCATTTATCCATCTGTTTTTAAGAAGATTGATGGCGCTGACGTAATGATTAATCCTTTCCAAGTATTTAAAGCTTGGTCTATAATTTCTGGTAGTGCTACAAGTAGTGCGTTACCGCTTCAAGCCATTTATTCTGACATTAATTATTTGCCGGCATTAGGATCTGAATTAACATTTAATGATGCTAAAAATATAAATGACAGTTTACAAACAGTGTCATATTGGAGTATTAATCATTTATATTATAAACATAAAGAATCGCCAGCGTTAACGTTTGGTCCAACTGATTTAACTCGAACTAAAAAATCATTATATCATTCAGCTTCAATTATTTCATTTCCTCAAAATAAAATCGGAGAAGGAATTAAACCAAAATCATTTTCATTTACGGGGTCAGTTACATTAGCGGCTGATCGTTATAGCAATTTATATGATGTTGCATTTAATACTAGTTCAATTGTTAGTGGTGTTACATGGTATGAGGGATTTAATGAATACTTTGATGCATCTAGATTTATAAAAACTAATTCAGGCGTAACATTTATTCCAGGAATACCTTCTTCAAATGGTTCTCAACTACCAATTGGATATGCCGCTAAATTTAATGGTGCAGGATATATTGAATCTACATTGGATGGATTATATGATCGAGATAATGATTATGCGATTTCATTTTTTATTTCGGGTTCGAATACGGGAACGACAAATCAATTAGTATTAGCAAAAGCTTCTAGCAGTTTAACACCGGCATTTCCGTTTAAAATTGAATTGAGTGGTAGTAACCAATTGATATTTTCAGCTGCTGGTAGTACAACGTTTAAAACTCAAATAACTTCATCGACTGATATGACAACATGGAAACATATTGTTTGTCAAAAATCAGGAAGTAGTTTGCAATTATATGTTGATGGAACATTGCATGCAGCGGTTACAAATACATTGCTAGTAAATACATTATCTCCATTTACTGCCTCAGCTCGAATAGATAATACAAGTAATTTGTTTGTAGGCGGTTTTAATACCCAAAGCTCAAATCTACAAGGTGTTCTAGATGAAGTTAGAATCTTTAATAAGTCACTTACTACTAGCAATATAAGTTCTTTAAAGGACCGTAGTGAGGGCGGAACATTTTTACAAACAGCTAATGTTGGCAATGTATTTAGCAAACAAGGCGTAGTTGTAATATCATCAGCTGATTATCGATACAACAATTTATTAAATTCTCCGTATACAGCAAGTTATCGAAGTACTGTAACAATTAATGAATTAAGTGTTCTTACCAAGTTAGATGCTGGAGACTTTAATATGTCAACTAATTTAACATTGACACGAGATGATGATAAAACATATTTGTCTTTTGTTAGTAGCAGTGTATTTGCACCTTATATAACAACGGTTGGATTGTATAATGATTCGGGAGAATTATTAGCTATTGGTAAATTAGCTCAACCAATTAAAAAACGAGATGATGTAGATATGAACTTTTTAATTCGTATCGACTTAGATAAAAATATTGCATTTAAAGGATAACAATGATACGATTAAAATCATTATTAGAAATAGTCGACGATGAATTAAAAAGATTGTTAGACAAAATAAAAAATAAACAATTCAGATTTATAGGATCTGGAGATAACGGTCGAGTTTATGAAATTGATGGCGAAGACCGTTGTTTTAAAATTACACAAGAACGTGATGAATTTGAAGTTGCAAAAGTAATTGTAGGACGTTGGTCTGAATTTACTACATTTATCCCAGTATACTATGTTGATGAAAAACAACATATGTACATAATGGCAAATGCAGAGCCAGTTACTAATTCAGTAAAAAATATGATTGATAAGTTTTTGCAAGACTTTACTCAATATGCGCGCGGTATTGGTGGCGAAGTTAGTATATTTGAGTTTTTAGATAATGATGGCGCTAGAAATACAGACCCAAAACTAGTTAATTTTTTACGTGCATTACAACAAGATGTTCAGCGAACAGGGATTGAAGAATTTGATTTAGATTTAGATTTTAATTCAGATAATGTAATGATGTGGAATAACAAAATAGTGCTAGTTGATTGGTAATTGATATTTATAATAAATGGATCAAGATGAGTAAAACATTATTAGAACGAATAATTAGAAATGTATTAGCAGAAGGACGTATTACTGTTAGTATAAAACCATTACAAGCAAACGACAATCAAACGGTAAATAACTTGCAACAACGTTTAAAAGTGCCGCAAGAAAAACGTACTACGGATAATTTTGATGGATTTCGAATCGAATTACAAAGAATTGGAGGCCGATTAGCAAATGCAGATTCTGATAAAAAAGAATATGAAATTACATCTGACGAATTAATATCACAAGCTATTTCATATTTGAATTCAATGTCACAGGGAATTTACAGTAAAAAAACTACTGCTGATTATGTTTGGGTATTAACTGGAGATGTAAATTTAAAACAAAAAAATAAAACTAAAGCTCAACAAATATTTGCTAAATACGTTGTAGTTGCAACATATATACATAAGGATTTATTATCAAAAACTATAACAGCTACGACTCTAGGAAATATAGACCAATTGCGTAAAGGAGCTTTGGTTTTTAACGCAGATTCTATTGATATTAAACAATGGACTAGACAAGGTAAATTTACATCAACTGAAATAGAATTAGTGAATGCCCCGGACTTTTTAGTATCATTCGGTCAACAAGATAATACAGTTGAAGACTTATACAAATATTTTAATTTAACTCAAGTATTTGGGTTTAAATCTACATTTAAGTATGGGTGTGAAGTAAAAGCTGCGGTGCAAGAATTCCAACGAGAAAATAAATTACCGGAATCTGGTAATTATGATCAGAAGACTCGAGATTATGCAAGATCTTTAAAGAAAGCTAGTTATGAATTTTCTAATACGCAAGCAGTAATTGAATTAGCTAAAACATGTAACGTTGAACAAGTGGCTAACGCAAATGATCAAATTGAAATACCACCACAAGGATTTCAATATGCTGGTACAGCAGCTAATAATACTGGAAAAACATTTAACGACCCAGAATTTTACAAAGTACAATTATTGTTAATTGCAGCATTTGAAAAATTAGCAAAAACATCATTAGGTACTAAAGAAAAAGAAGGCTTCTTAGCTCGAGCTAAGCGTACCGGTCAATATAAAATGTATTTAGCTGTGAAAAACGGTATAAAAGATAAAGATAAACAAGGAGATTTTGGCCCAGCTACATTAGAACTAGTTAAACTGTTTAAGAAAGGTTATAAAATGCCAAACCCGGAGGTTGTTGATTCATTGTTAGTAACTGAACTAGTAAAACTTTTAGAAACACCATAATATGAATATACTAATAGAACAATTTGATTTAGATGCAGCTTTTAATGATGCCCCGGTAGCAAAACCAGCTGGTATAGATACTAAAAAACAAGTAGATACAACAAAATCTGCGATAGATATGTCATCATTATCTAAATTCGGAACTGGCACTACTATAGGAAAAGCGGTCCGATACGTTGTTAATAATAATACATATACATTTTATCCTAATGGTAAAGTTTATAGCAGTTCAGATAAAAAACAATTAAATTGGTATACAAAAGGAAAAAAAGTTTTTATTAATAATGTAGAATTAATTAATACATCACCAGATCGTAATACTAGATTTAGTATTAATATGTCTAAAAATGTAACTAAAATTAAATTAATGATTGTTAATGCAATCATGTTTAATAATAAATTTTCTAGATTAATAACAAGCACTAATACAAATGAAGATGCAGTATGGAAACTTTGCATTGACAGCTTGCCTGATGCTATTTACACAACATATGTAGATATCGTACTTAGAATTATATATACACATAACGGTACTTTATTTACATTTATACAAAAAAATCCTAAAGCATATAATTACTTTTTATCTAGGAATACAACTGCGGTTACTCTGGAAGCTTTACGTACTGCGCCATGGGTTTTAGGAAACGGAATATCTCAGATATTTGCTGATAAACAATTTAATTATTTAGATTGGGATTCTGATGAAGCAGTTCCGATTATCAATCGATTAATAGTGTCTGCATTTGACAAATTAGTACCATATAAACATGTAAAACTGCGAATGAAATTATCTGATGCTGATATACATGAACGAGTTATGGTTATATATAATGATAAAATATTTGGTGAGCCGAAAGAGTGGCTACGATAAAAATTAAAAGTTATGGCAAAAAATCATTGGCATAGTGCTGAGAATTCAAAACGTTCTGCAGCATTAAAATACGGCTATAAATCAGGATTAGAACATACTGTAGCAGATCAAATAAAAAGTTTCGAATATCCTTTGAATTACGAGACAGAAACATTAAATTATATAGTACCTGAACGTAAAGCAAAATACACCCCAGATTTTGTATTTACTAAACATGACGGAACATTGATGTTAATTGAAACAAAAGGACGTTGGACTTCGATTGATCGACTTAAAATGAAACATGTATTAGCATCTAATCCTGGAATTGATATACGAATGGTATTTCAATCTCCTAATCAAAAAATATCAAAAGGCAGCAAAACTACATATGAAGCCTATGCAATTAAGCTAGGAATAATTCATGTTGCTAAAAAAGATATTCCTGCAGAATGGTTTGCAGAATGTTTGAAAGATGGCGAAGTTCCTAAGACAATTAAAACTTTTTTTGGATAATGGTTTGATTTGTGAAAAATATTTATTATATTCATGAATAATTAATGAAAGTTATTTTATTAATAGATTATTTGAAAATTCATTTTTAAATGATCGTTATGCCAGGAATGAAATGTATGTGCGTAACTAATTATTATTTATATTATAATATTAAATTGGAATCGAACTAGAAATTCATTATATTAATAATAATGAAGAATCTCAAGTTACTACAATTATTAGAATCGGTATTAGGTAAAGGCAAACCTACATCAGGTGATAATATTGCATTCTTCTCTCCATTTGTTTCACACTACAAACCTAAACTAGAAATTAATATCAATACCAATCACGCCGGAGAAAATACTTGGCATTGTTGGATATCAGATAAAAAAGGTCGTAGCATCGTTACTTTATTTAAACAATTAAATTTATCTAAAGAAAAGTTTGAGCAACTTAGTCGAATTATTGAAACAACAAGATATCGTTCAAATGATAATTCAACTGAAAAAATAGAAGTAATTCAATTGCCAGAAGAATATCGTCCATTATGGATTAAAAAATTAACTCCTGATTATAGAAATGCAATTCATTATTTAACTAATCGCGGCATAACTATTTTTGATATTATTAAATACAGAATAGGATATTGCGAGAATGGCGAATATGCCGGTAAAATTATAATTCCAAGTTATAATTCTGCAGGACAATTAAATTATTTTGTTAGTAGAGCATTTTATAAAAATGATAAATTCAAACATAAAAATCCTAAAATTTCAAAAGATATTATTGGCTTTGAAATGTTTATTAATTGGGCAGAACCAATAATTTTATGTGAAGGATCATTTGATGCAATTGCAATTAAAAGAAATGCAATTCCATTATTTGGTAAAATAATTCAACCAGCACTCCAGAAAAAAATTATTGAAGAACATGTTCGAAACATTTATATATGTTTGGATGCAGATGCATTAAAGAATGCAATTCAAATCGCTCAACGATTTATGGGAGAAGGATTGAATGTATACTTTATTGAATTACAAGATGAAGATGCATCAGAATTAGGTTTTAAAAAGATTACAGAAATATTAGCAGCAACCGACGTTTTAACATTCGAAGGATTGATGCAACTTAAAATGGGAATGCTATGGGCATAAATAAAATTGATATTGGTATTGATAAGATTGATAAAATTTATCATGTTTCAGATATACATATTAGAACATTAAAACGACATACTGAATACCGAGAAGTATTTCAAAACATGTTTGATTATATTGAACGTACAAAAACAGCAAATAGTATTGCCGTAGTTACGGGAGATATTGTACATAGCAAATTAGATATGTCTCCGGAACTAATTCAAATGCTAGTTGAATTCTTTAATGGGTTTGATATTCCTACAATTGTTATTCTAGGTAATCATGATATGAATTTGAATAATATGCATCGAATAGATGCTGTGAGTCCTATTTTAGATGTTATCAATAATAAAAATATCGTCTTTATCAAAGAAAACGGACTGTTTGAATGTGGAGGCGTAACATGGAACCATATGGCGGTTGATGTTGCCCCAACTGAATATATTTTAGCAAATACATTTGATGCTTCTTATAAAATAGCAATGCACCATGGTGCTGTTAATACTGCTAAAACTGATATTGGATACCAAATTTCAAATGAACATGTAACTACAGATTTATTTACTGGACATGACATTACATTGTTAGGAGATATTCATAAACCAGCACAATTTCTAGATGGTGCTAAAACAATTGCATATCCAGGTTCATTGATTCAACAAAATCATGGAGAAGCATTAGATCATGGAATTTTAGTTTGGGATGTAGAATCTAGAAGTGCTGAATTTGTTGAAATACAAAATGATTATGGATACGTTACATTAGAAGTTGATGGGACAAAAATAATTAAGTCACCACACCGAATGCCTAATAAACCTAGAATTAGAATTAAATTTAATGAGACTAGTGCGGCAGATATGAAAAAGTTGATTGCAACTATTCGTAAAAAATACAATGTACAAGATATTACAATCCAACGAAGTACCTCCGGACCTGATACATCAATTTCATCATCATTTACAATTGGCAATGTACGAGATGTAGAATATCAAAATACTTTGATTACCGATTATATCGCAATTAATCATCCACAAGCAACTTCAGAAGAGACTGATGCAATACGTCACATTAATAGAACAATAAATTCAAAACTACCTGCAGTTGAGTCAGTACGACACATGACATGGCACCCAGTTCAATTTGAATTTGAGAACATGTTTTCATATGGGGAGAACAATATTATTAACTTTGAAAATTTACAAGATGTTTGTGGTTTATTTGCTGCAAATACAAGTGGTAAATCTTCATTGTTAGATGCTATTACATATACAATCTTTGATAAATGTAGCAAGACAGGTAAAGCACATGAAGTTTTAAATAATAAGCGTGATCGATTTAAAGGTAAATTTACTTTTGAAATGAATGGGGTGAATTATACAATTGAACGTACTGGTATCAAACAGAAAAATGGCCACGTTAAAGTATTAGTTGACTTTTATACAGAAACTGAAAACTTAAACGGAGAAGAGCGAAGTGATACTAATAAGTCAATCCGTCGATATTTAGGAACGTATGATGATTTTATATTAACAGCATTTTCACTTCAAGCAGATAATAATAATTTCATTGAAAAGTCTCAACGCGAACGAAAAGATTTACTTTCACAATTTTTAGACATTACAGTGTTTGAACAACTTTATCAATTAGCAGCAGACGAAATCAAAGAAACTGCAGGTAAATTAAAATCTTACAAGAAAACAGATTTTGATGTTATTATCAATGATGCTGACACAGTTATTACAAACAATCAACAAGATATTACTTTGTTAGAAACAACAGAAGATGAATTGCAAGAACGTCGTAATGATTTGCAAAATGAAATTGTTGATTTAATTCAAACAAAACAACCTACAACATATGCAGGACCAGATAATACTGAACTTGCAAAAATAGAAATAGAATTAACTAAAAAAATATCAACGTTACAAACTGATATTGAAACAGCTGAATCTAACTTAGAAACAATAACATCTGAATATTTAGTTATTAAAAAAGATAAACGAAAATATAATGAAACGGATCTTACAGAAAAATTAACACAATTAGAAAAACTAGAAAAAGAATTAGCACAACAAGATTCTAGTATTAAAAAACAACAAGGAATAATCAATGCAAAGCAAGAAAAGATTAATCACCTTTCCGACCATGAATATGATCCGGACTG